TGATAGGACTATCACCAAATGTGTGAAAGACCTTCTTCAGAAGGGGTTCATGGAAGAGAATTATTATTCCACGAACCAAGGCCCATTTCGCATCACTGATGCAGGCAAGAAATTGCTTCAGACATGGGAAGCCTTTAAGCGTAATAAATCAAGGCCCGTATGGGCTCTATCAGTTAACGAACTTCATCAACTATGGACCTAACTCAGTGGGTTTATGATATAGAAGTATATCATAATTTCTTCTGTGCTAACTTTGTTAGGGCAGAGGAGTCGTTAGAGGACACCCGGCAGTTTACTGTTTGGTACGATCCTTTTGATGAAAATGAACCTATTGACGAAATTCTTGAACTGCTGAAATTTTTAGCTGAAGACAATTTCTTTGTGGGCTTTAATAGCGTCGGTTACGATGATATTATTCTCCACAAGGCGTTAGATCTTATGGGTAGTTCTCCAAAAGAATTTTGCTCGACGTTGAAGGAACTATCTGACCGAATTATTAATAATGAAGTTAGGAAGGTTTCCGATGCTGATCGCGTATTCTATTCCTTGGACCTATGGAGATTATGGCATTTTAACAACAGAGCTAGATCGATGTCACTCAAAGCCGTTGAGGCTGCGATTGGCTTCCACAATATTCAGGAGCTTCCGATTGACCCCGGTCAATTTGTTTCTGAGCAGGAGGCCAACGACTTAATTGAGTACTGTTGGAATGATGTCAACGCTACAAAAAAATTCCTCTGGTTTAAAAAGCCTGAGGTACAGGAAGATACACAAGCTATGATTGAGTTGCGTGAGGTACTAATGGAGGAATACCATTATAACTTCCTCAATGCGTCAAATTCCTCAATCGGGGAACGGATTTTCCTCGACTACATGTCGAAAGCATTAAATCTCCCTCCTTCTGTTCTACGTCAGTGGAAAACGGAGCGAGATCAAATCATCGTGAATGATATAATTCTGGATTACGTAGAATTCGATGCGCCAGAGTTTCAGGGAGTCCTTGATCAATATCGAGAGATGTTGTTAGGGCCGAAAGATAAAGTCTCTATCGACCAAGCATTTGGCGGTATGGTTTATACTTTTGCCCTCGGCGGATTACACGCTGTTGTGGCTGGAACTCATGAACCAGAAGATCACCAGATGATCCTAAGTGTGGACGTAAAAACGAACTTGCGTCCTAACCGGATGAATTGCTGGAAACCTAAGTTATAAAATAAGGCAATCAGCAGCGAAGCCCGCAGAGCGGGAACGTTCAGAGACTACCTGAGCTATAGCGATATGGCTTAATAACAGGAAGTAGCACATGGTAATGCTTGTGTGAAAAAGCGTCCGGTAGTTCAATTAGTTGGGTAATAAGTTGTAACTATGAGAATAATACCTTATATTAAGGTATGAAAGCTCAATTACAACACAAGGAAAAATCTGGTATTTACTGTATCAGAAATAAAATAACTAATAAAGTATATATTGGTAAATCTGTAGATGTCTATAGAAGAATACAAGCTCATAAATCATCTTTAAATAGGAAATCTAAGGATGAGAATCGTTATCTAATCAATTCTTGGCATAAGCATGGAGAGTCTAATTTTGAATATTTCGTTATTGAATACGCAGAATATGATGATCTCTCTAAAAGAGAACTATATTGGATGAAGTGTTTTAATTCTTTAGACAGAAAGCATGGTTATAATCTTAGACCAGATTCTGAAGGAGGATTAATGCCTGCTCAAGAAACTAGAGACCTTCTATCTGAAAGTGGCAAACGTCGTTTTTCTGACCCAAAAGAAAGAGAAAAAGTATCTAAATTCTTCAAGAAATTCTGGGAAGACAACCCAGAAAAAAAAGAAGTAATGAAGAGAAAACTTTCAAAAAGTAAAGAGAAATACATTTTTCATCAATATGATTCATCAGGTACTTTGTTAAATACTTATCCTTCTATGAAGGATATTCTAGAAAAAAATCCAACTTTTACTGCTTCCAGCATATATAATGCTTGCAATGGGTATAAACCTCATTATAGGCAATTTATTTGGAAGAAAGAACTAAAGATATAGTCCGACACTTCAGGAAACTGAAGATTAACAGGTATGAAGTTCATACTACCCGAACCTAGCAATCAAAAATCGTTTATTTCCCGAGCATCTCTCAGAGAAGTTCTGTGATGTATACGAGGACTTGTATAAGCTACGGAAGTCTATTCCCAAAAGTGATCCGAGAAACGGGGCGTACAAGCTTGCGTTAAACTCGGTTTGATTTTGCACAAATCAGCAATCTTTATTGTATTTAACTGTGGTTTATAGTATATTATATTAAATTATGATTATTATGAATACAGGAATATATGAGATAAAGTGCAAAGAGAATGGTAAATCCTACATAGGGTCTACCAGAGTTAGTTTTGCAAAAAGGATCTATCATCATTTTTTATCGTTAGAGAATAAAACTCATAAGAATAAGCATCTTCAGAATGCTTTTGATAAATATGGTTATGAAGCCTTTGAATTTAGTATTTTACAACGTGTTCCAAAGAATCAATGTCTTGCTATCGAGCAAAAGTATATTGATTCTAGAGATTGGAATATGTTATTTAATATTAATCCATTAGCGACAGATTCTATTCATTTAACCTCTAAGCAATTACAAGATAGAGGTAAAAGTCTTCGAGAATTCAACAAGAAAGCTCGAAAATACTTTAAACAAGTGAAGGCGTCTAAACTTAGATTAAAAGACGTTCCCGAAAAATACCAAAAGCAGGTTTCTAAGTGGTTGAAACCCGTATGGAATACAGGAAAGAAAATGTCGAAAGCGCATAATAAAAAGCTTTCTGCGGCAGCGAAAACAAGAAAGATTAGTCAGAAAGGACGTAAACAAAGACAAAAAGCATTCTCAGCTAGAGTGCCTGATGTTTATGTGTATAACCAATCTAAAACTCTACTTGGTAAGTATACTTCTGCGGCAGAGCTTGAGCGACAATCCTTGAAAAAATCGTTTGAATTAATTGATCACATGATTCTTCGAAACCCTAACGGGAGAAACGGATTACCTGCTCATATTTTACGTGCGCCTAATGTGAATAAAGCAACTAAAACTGGAAAACCTTACAAAGGATTACTATTTTCAGTAAGCCCTCTCAGCTAGTAATAGTTGAGTTAGCAGAGGATGAATTCAGGGAAACCTAAGCCGAAAGGTATGGCAATCCTGAGCGAAGCCTGAGGTACACTTCAGGAACGTGCAGAGACTACTGGAGAACTATAGTGTTCTTAATAACCAGCTAGAGCGTCCTCCATCCCTATGGGATGATGATATAGTCCAGCCCACATAGAAATATGTGATTATGCTGTTACGGTAAATCCAACGACAAATGGTCATTCCTATATGACCGCCAATTTACAATGTCCATTACCATTAATGGGCAGTTGCTCTTAGCCATGTTAGCTGAAAAGCTTACAAAAGCAGGAGCCCAGGTCATCATGGCCAACACTGATGGTCTCGAGTGTATAATCTCGAAAGTCGATTACGACGCCATCATCAAGATCTGCGAGGAGTGGGAGTCTCTCACCAACCTTACCCTTGAGTATGAAACATATAGAAAGATGTTTGTAGCAAACGTAAATAATTACTGTGCGATCACGACGTCTGGAAAGCTTAAACAAAAGGGTGCGTTCGAGGTTAATAAATGGATAAATAAAGACCACAGCAAACGCGTTGTGCCCATTGCCGTACAAGAGTATGTGCAGAATGGCACGCCGGTCGAAGTCACTATACGGAACCACGATAAAGTCGAAGACTTCTTCGTATTCGTTAGGTGTAAAAAAACGTCCATGCTTTGCCACGAATTAGATGGTGAGGATTCCCCTCTGCAGCGGATCAATAGGCTAATCGTATCGAAATCAGGAGTGCCGATGTATAAGCGGTTCACCGATGGACGTAAGATAGGAGTCTATGTAGGAAATCTTTTATCGGATTTCAATCTTATTACTGATGAGAAGTTAGAAGACGTAGAGATCAATTATGATTACTACATTAAAGAGGCTAACAAACTTATTCAGTCCGTTGAATCTTTTAACGATTTATTCTAATGAAGAGAGCATTAACGATAGCACTCATCTTGAGCTTCTTTTTCTTCGGTTCTTGCGATGACTGGGGAAGCCCGATGAGTTCTGCCCAAAACCAGACGGTTCAAGGCAGGCAACAAGGTCCTATCTTAGGGGCCAAGACTTTGGACATTTCTATTGATAACAAATGGGTTGTCAAGAATGTAACGCCCCTGGATCCGAATGCTAAGCCGGATACTCCCAACCCCATGTGTGTTGCGCTTGTGGAGATGGAGGGAACGAACGGTGAGGTTGTAAGTTTGCGAATCAAATGTGAGTGCTATGGGCCCTCATTACAAGGAAGACATTTACAATTTTTAATTCATGACCCAGATAACCCCAAAAGACCTGACGGATCGTCTAATCGACCTAACGACAGTGTCGATGGATCTGGTACAGGCCGAACAAATAGCTCGGCTAAAAAGTGAAGAAGTAAGAAAACAAACAATGA